ATATATAATACTTTAATTTTATTTAGATATGTTTTAATCTTAATTGAACAATTTATCAATTTTTTTTGGTATTTTTGAAACCATATTAAGATTAGCATTATTCATTATAACAAATAGTTTATCATAGAATACTGATTTAGGTAATATTTTATTAGTTGATAAAAATGATTTAGGATCAATATTAATTTTAATTGTTTTTGCATATTGAGTTCTATAATTATTAGTATGACTTTTCACTGCAATATTTATTCTATTACTATTAAATAAACAATATATAATTCGATCATCAATATTAGCATGTAATATATTATTATTTTTTTCAATATTTAAATTATTAAAGTTTAAATCTATTTTTTTAATATTATTTTGCTTTATAAAATTATTTTTGTATGCTTTAATTAAAGTATCTATTTTTATAAAATTTTTATAACCCCAATCTTCCAGTTTTTTATAATTATTCTTATTTTTTTTATAAAATTTATAGAATATATCATACAATTTTAATAAACTAATATGGTCTCCATATTTATGCTTAAATTTTTTATATACTTTATCAAATTTTTTATTTAAATATTCTAATCTTTTTTTATAAGTTATATTATCTTCATCAGTTTTTTGTTTTAATATTGTATTGGGAAATATAAATATATTGCCAAAATTTGATTTACTTGCTTCAAGCATTGCAATAATTTTTATAATTTCAATAGAACAATTATATAATTTAGAAAATATAATTGCTAAACCAATTCTTGGATCATTACTGATATCTACTACTTTTTCTCCTAATTTAGTTATTTCATTATTTTTGATAAGTCCTAATTGGGTTAATATATTTAATGCATCTCTAATGTAAATTTCTTTAGGAGGTTCAATAAATTTTGTTAATAATTCAAGTAATTTTTTTGTTGTTTTAATATTATCTAAGTTTAATAATTTTAATGCAGAATCAGAAATATCACTAACTCTAATATCTGGGCTAGGATATTTTTCCATTATATTTTCAAATTCATTTTTAGTATATAAATGATAACATATACCTGGTTCTGTTCTACCACTTCTACCCATTCTTTGTTTAGCTTGAGCTTGGGTTATTATTTTACGATCTAATTTATGTGCTCGTATATTTGGATCATAAGAACTATTTAATTCATAACCTAAATCAATCACATATTTTATACCATCAATTGTTAATGATGATTCAGCTACATTTGTAGCAATAACTACTTTCCGATTAAAATTATTTTTTTTATATAAATCTTTATCTTGAGCGAGCGTTTGTTTATTTGTATCCATACCAGCATAAACTTCTATACAAAATACATTTCCATCACTTGTTATTTTACAAGTATCTTTATCAGTTTCTTTAATATATTTATGTAATTTAGCACATATATCAAATGCTTCATTAGTACTAGTTATAAAAAAAAGTATATCTTTATCATAATTATTACTTAGTATATCTATTAAAATATTAAATCCTTTATTAAAAGCTTGTTTATATTCAATTGATTTTTCAAGAAAAATAGATTTAATAGGATAATTTGTTTTACCACCAATATCAATATGTTTAAATTTATATTCTAAAAAATAATTTTTAAATATATCAACATTAATAGTTGCACTCATTATGATTAATTTAAATGATGGTCTCTTTTTTATTGTTTCTCTTAATAAATATAATAAAAAATCAATTTGTATTTTTCTTTCATGTGCTTCATCAATTATTACTGCATCAAAATCTGTTAATAATGGATCATTTAATAATCTAGCAACTATTGTACCGTCAGTTGCATATAATAATTTTGTTTTATTACTTTTAGAGTTTTTTGGAGAACCTTTATATTGATATCCAACTTCTTCTCCTAATGTTACATCTAATGTATTTGCAGAAAATGCTGCAGCAGATTTTGCAATTATTTGTTTTGGTAATGTTATCGCAATATTTCCATTATAATTATATACATGTAAAGTAAATTTAGGTATTAAAACAGTTTTTCCAGATCCAGTACCAGAAGTAATTAATATTACTTGATTATTTTTAATATTTTCGATAATATCATATACTTTTTGATATGCTGGAAATTTACTCCAAATTTTAGCTAATTCCTTATAATTATCAGAATATTCTTTATTGGTTAATGGATTTTTATTCTTTCCGTGAGGATCTAATATACCGATCGTATTTATATCAATATTATCCATTATTGATATAATAGAAGAATAAAATAATTAAAAATCATCATTTATTATAAAATTATTATTAAAAGATAATGAATTTAAACGATTAATAATATCTTTTTCTGATGTACCAACAATTGATTTATAAGGGGAATTTAAATTTCCATAATTAAATATCATAAATGTTGGTAAACTTCTAATATTATAATATAATGCTAATTCTTCAGCTTCTTCAATATTAACTTTTACAAAACATATATCATTATATTTATCACTAAGTTTTTCATAAATTGGCATAAATTTAATACATGGTTTACACCATGTAGCATAAAAATCTACAATAATATATTTTTTATTATTATGTGTAATTATTTGTTTGAAATCTTCAATAGTTTTTATAAGTGTTACTTTATTAAATATTATATTGCTATCATTTGTAATTGATTTTTTATTTCCTAATAATATAAATTTTTCTTCTAATTTTTTCTTATTAGCACCAATTATCTTATCATAATTATCTATATATCCAGTTTTATATATAATAAAAGTAGGAAGACTACCAATATTATAAATTTCAGCTAGTTTCTGATTATCTTCTATATTTACTTTTGTGAATAAAATTTGTTCATAAATGTTACTTAGTTCTTCATAAATAGGCATAAATTGTTTACAAGGTCTACACCAATCTGCAAAAAAATCTACAATAACAAATTTTTTTTTATGAAAATTATTAGTATTTAAAATAATATCATTAAATTGTTTAGTATTTTTAATTGTTAGTATTGTCATTTTCTTATTATAATATAGTATAATAAGAAAAATTTAAATAATAATTTCAATTTTATTCTTTTATATCACTATCAGTTCTACTTTCAGAATCTTCTATTAAAATAGTATCATCATTATCAGAATCATATTTTGAAAATATATTATATTTATTTACATAAATATCTTCATCAATAGATTGTAGATTATATTCATCATGATCTGAATCAGATGATTTTAAAGTATTATCGAATTCTTTAATATGTTTTGTTAATTTTTTTTTTATTTCTGCATTCATATTTATTAATTAATAATAATAACTATTTAAGTGGATTACATTTTAATATAATAAAATCAATTTTTTAATGATTATTAATTGAATTATATAATAGTATAGTTGTATAAAATGATAATTTATAACTTTGTTCTATTGAATATCCATATTTTTCAATGAATTTTTTGGTAGTAGAATTTCTTAATGGATTTAGATAATATTTTATTCTAGGATTATTTATTATTATATCATTTATTACATCAAATAATAAATTTATATGATTATCAGGAATCATATATATAAAATAAAATTATATTTATAAAATTTGTATAAACGATAAATAATTTTAATTAATCAATGTAAATATTGTATTATTTATATAAAAATTATTATTATTTATAGATAAAATTATTGTTTCACTAAATCTATTATGAAATAAAGAATCATTTATTGAAATAGTACCTGTTACTAAAATAAAAATATCTCCATTTTCAATTGGTTGTGCAGTTATATTTATAGAATGATGTGTAAATTTTTTAATATTATATTGCTTTATTCGATTATATAAGTTTTTGAATCCAATAATTTCTTCATTCAGAAAATTAAAATAAGAATTCGAATTATATAAATTTTCTAATTTATTAAATGTATTATCATAATAATTATAATAATTATTACAAAACTGTTTTGTTATTTCTTTATAATTTATAAATGTATTATTTTTATTTGGTGTCCATGTAAAATCCATATATTATAAATTATAAATATAAATTTATTTTTTATTTTTAGTTTTTCTAATTTACTAAAATTATTTATTTAATTACTAAATATTATGTTTTTTAAATCAATATAAATTTTTTGTGTTATATAGACCTAATTATTATTATTTATATAATAATTATTAAATAATTCAATAAGTCTAATTTTTCTTGTTTTTTTAGAAATAAAATATTTTTTAAAAAATATCTTTATATCTTTTTTATTAATTTTAGTAATTATTTTTGTTAAGTAATTTTTTAAATTAAATATATAGTCCCCATTTTTAATTTCGGTTAATTCTTGATTTAATTCTTCATTTATATTAGAATATGGTATTTGTAATTGTTTTATAATTGTATCTTTATATTTATCTAATATACTTTTATCAATATTTTCAATATAATAGTAGAAATCTTCAATAAATTTTTTAATTTTATTTCTGATTATCATAGGATGTTTATTTTTAGATTGTACTATAAATACAATTCCAACTAATGGATATGATATATTACCTAATTTAATAATAGATGAATTAACAATATAACCTAATTGTTCAATAGATCTTAATTGATGAAAAAATTTTTCATTTATAATTTCATAAATAACTATTAAATTACAAACAATATAATCCCAATTTTTAGTTATATTTTTTTTAATAATATCTATTTCATAAAAAAAGATAGTTACAGAATTATTTTCTAAAGGGTTATATGATTTTCTAATATAATAAATTTCTTCTCCTGGTAATAATGTTTCTATTTTATTAAATGTAAAATTTTTAGTTAAATTATTATTAAATATATTTTTGAATTTTAAAAAAGTATTTTTTGCTGTTTCTTCATATAAATTTCCTTTAATTAAACATTTAATATAACAATTTTTAATAATTAATTTAATTATATTTTCACAACTATTAATATCAATATTTTTAATATTATCTAATAATTCATCTTTCGTATAAAACGTAGGTTGTGTTTTTTCATTTAAATATTGCATGGCTAAAATGTATGGTGGATTATATATATAATTTTTTAATTCATCAATTAATTTATTGTAATTATATAAAAATTCATGTTGTTTTATTTTGAGATTAATAAGTGAATCAATAATAAGATTAACAAAATTAACAAAAATATTAGGATATGTATTAATATTTATTTTTAAATATTCTTCATTAATATCAATAGAATAAAATGAATTTGCTATATTAGCAAAGTATAATAATGATCTAAATTTATAATCAAAAATTTTAACTAATAAAGTAATTGCCAAATAATTATTTATTGTATTATAAATTGTATTACTGTATATCAATATACTAAAGTATATTTTTGGTGTTTTAAATGTATTATCTTTTTTAAACCATAATTCTTTATTAT